AGGGCACCGCCCTTACCTAGCAATTTCTTTGCAATCGCTGGATTGTTGATGCTCATGATTGAGTGTTGCCTGCTAGGTAGTCGTAATCATCACGCGCTTCTTGATACATCCGGCGCCAGTATCTGCGTGACTCATCCAATCTGCGATTAGCAAGTGCTGTTGTTACTACGAGTGTTACTGATACTACTAGCGCAATGATTACGGCTAGTATGTCGAGTGTTGTAAGGTACATGACTTTCCTTTCGGGTTGCAGTGGTCGGAATCCGACCACATGACGGATGCTGTATCCGCCAAACGGATAGTGCTATCCGCTATGGAATAGTATCCCATTTCCGGTGGGCAATGTCAAACGACTATGACCTGATGCCGGTCACGCGAAACGACTACGGCTACGGCTGCCCCGCCCGAAACAAACCTTTTTTCGCGGTTGCTTTCGTATGATAATCCTACGCACGACTACGGCTACCCACCCACCACCGACACAAACCACGACTACGGCTAGGTCTAGGTCTCCGACACAAACCGCGCGCGCGCCCCGCGCGGGCGGAGGGGGGGGGGGAAGGGTGCGGGCATGGCGAAGCCCTGCCCCCCCCGATTAAGGGAGAGGCAGGGCGCGTGGTCGGCAACCGACCAGCCTAGATTATGCGCCAGCCTTCACAGGGTGAGCAACCTCAACCGCGCGAGAGTTCGCAATCTGCGCCTTGAGAACGCGAGCCAATTTCTCGGCATTGTCGAAATTGTGAATTAGGGCAGAGTCACCCTCAAGTTCAGCGAGCAGACCAAGCGCAAGCGTGATGACCGCATCCGCATCCACCGCAACCGCCTTGATCTCCTTCTCAATGTCCTTCTCGCTCGCAACCTTCTTGCCAGCCCCGCGAGTCTCAGCCTCAGCCTCAGCCTCAGCCAAGCCCTTAACAAGCCCCGCGAAATCCGCGAAGGATGAAACAACCTCAAGGTTCATCTTGAACTCATCTTTGGTCATCACGCGGAGCGCTTCCTGTGTCGTGGTGATGAGTTTGCGGACATTGACCTTTGACCCGCCTTTGGTGGCGCCCAAGTTATAGGCAGCCACGACATAGGAGCGCCATGAAGCGCGGGCAAAGGTTGAACCCTCGCACGCATCCACAGTGGCAGCCCAACCACGAGTCGAGAGAGAGCCAGCCAAGATCATCTCAGCGGACTTATCGAACCAAGCGCGGAAAGCAGTCTCATTTACAGTGGCGCCCAGTTCAAGCGCGAGAGCCTTGTTTGCAGTGTCCTCAGTCTTTACAGTCTTGCCTTGCTTTGGTGATGCTGTTGTCATTTTTTTTACCTTTCGAAATTGTGACCGACCCAGTGCCGACCAACAAGAGAATTCTCCCAGAAAAGCCCACCTAAGTCAAATCAGCCACACCCCGCGCGGGTGGTCGGAAACCGACCAGCCCCACGCTCAGCCCCACGCTCAAAAGCCCCCGCAGATAGTCACCCGACACAAACCCGCACGCATAACGAAGCGCGAAAAATCGCGCGCTCGCTCCCTTCGGTCGCTCGCGTGTCTGCCGGTGGTACTAGATCGCGCAGCGAAAAGATTAAAAGCAAGGAGTCCAGGCGAGACTTGGACTCCCCAAAGACGCGATTGCGCTCGTTCCTCGCGCTCCCTAATCGCTTGAAAAGCCTCGTGTCGCTAGGGCGACCCCAGTGCTTGTTATCCCGTCCCGGGATATATATACACTATCGCCTAAAATTATTTTTCCAGTATTTAGGCTCTAGTGTCCCGATATGTCCGTATTAGTACCATAATTCTAGTGACTTCAGTCACATTATATAACTCACTGCGTTCGTTTTTTGTATTTGAACGGGTTAGTATATATGTAACGATAAACGAACGGCAAGTACAGAGTGAGTTTATCTAACTGTGAGTGGGTGGCTAAGACAGACCGTAAGGGCTGGCTTGGAGCCAGCCACGAATGTTCGAGGGGTTAGCGAGGCTCGTTTACGAGCCGAGCGATAAAGGGGATTTATTATAGGGGGTTTATATGGCTGCCAAAGGTGGTAAAGAACATCACAATGTGGTGGCATTGCGTGAAGCAAAGGAAAAAGTACTAGAGTTCATCAAGCAAGGTTTAGACTTGCCAGATGCAATCGCCAGGGCTGATCGTAAGCCCGATGTCATGAAAGACTGGCGTAAAGACGAAAAGTTCATGGCCGCTCTTACTAAGGCTAGAACTGAGGGGGAGCATACTCTCTCCATCGTCACAGGGGACGCTAAGTTTAAGATAGGCTTTGAGGAGTTCTCGAAGGAGTTCCTAAATAGCCCAATCTTTGCTCACCACCGTTCTTGGATTGATATCCTTGAGGGACGTGAGCCATCCTACCTCCATGACAGCATGGTCTATGAGCCTGCCTCGGCTAAGCGTCTGCTGATTAATGTACCTCCCGAGCATGCCAAGTCTACCGTTATCACGGTCAACTACTGTGTCTATCGCATAGCCATGGACCCCAACATCAAGATTACCATCGTCTCAAAGACTCAAGAGCGCGCCAAAGAATACCTATACTCAATCAAGCAGCGCCTGTCTCATGAGCGGTGGGCTAAAATGCAAGCCGTCTATGGCTCTGTCGGGGGATGGAAAGAAGATGCGGATACTTGGAAGGCTGATAGGATTTACCTTTCTCGCGATTCTACCGAGAAGGACCCGACAGTGCAAGCACTCGGAGTTGGTGGTCAGATTACTGGCGCCCGTTCCAACCTCATCATCCTGGATGACGTTGTTACGACTTCAAACGCGCATGAGTGGGAGAAGCAACTCCTCTGGCTCCAGCGAGATGTAGTCACCCGTCTGGGTGATTCTGGTAAGTTGCTGATTGTAGGCACGCGTATTGCCTCAAATGATTTATATCGTGAGATTCGTAACCCCGACCACTGGACGGGTGGTAAGACACCGTTTACATACATGTCAATGCCAGCAGTATTGGAGTATAACGATGACCCAGAAAAATGGACTACCCTATGGCCAAAGTCTAATATCCCATGGGAAGGTTCAGAGGACAACGTTCTTCCCGATGAAGACGGTCTTTATCCTAAGTGGAATGGGCCAGCACTGTTTCGCAGACGTTCAGAAGTCTCTCCTTCTGCTTGGGCACTTGTTTATCAACAGCAAGACGTCCAGGAAGATTCTATTTTCCCCCCTGCTTGTGTGCAGGGTTCAGTCAATAGGATGCGCAAACGCGGACCTCTAAAGCCTGGTACGCCTGGTCATCCAGAAGCGCAAGGTCAGTGGTACACCATTATGGGCTTAGACCCCGCGATGGCTGGTAATACCGCTGCTGTTATTATGACGGTAGATCGTCAAACAAGACAACGCTACATCCTTGATGTAGAAAATATGCAAGAGCCAACTCCTCAAAAGATTCAGAAATTGATTGAAGATTGGGTTCAAAAGTATCACCCTCAAGAACTACGCATTGAGACTAATGCTCATCAGAAGGCTTACGCTTTAGATGAGGTCTTGCGTAATTATCTTGCCTCTGCTGGAGTAAGATTCTCTAGTCAGTTTACTGGCAAGAATAAATGGGATACCGGTTTTGGTGTGGCTGCTATGTCTGGTCTCTTTGGGACCATGCGTTCTAATACACACCAAGATGACAACTTAATAGAACTTCCATCGCAAGATGGTTCAGAGGGTATTAAGGCATTAATCCAACAATTAATTACTTGGAAGCCAGATACTAAAGGCAAGACCGACTGCGTTATGGCTTTGTGGTTCTGTGAACTGCGTGCACGCGAAGTCATTGGCACAACCCGAATGGGTCAAAGCCATATCCCAAATAAATGGGCAACCCCCAAACAACAAGGTAATCGTTACATGATAAATCTAAACGATTACGAATTCAATCAAAACTAATAATAGGAGAAAAAAAATGGCAAGAATGACAGGACCAGATGCAGCGCGCACTGCGGCTGCAACAGCAGCAGCACGTAAGGCATCAGTAGGAAAATCAAAGGCAGCAGATGCAGCAGCATACGGCTCACGCCCTAGAATGGTAAAGAACGTTGTATCTCAGGCTACAATCAATAAGATTAAGTCTGATGGAATGACAGCAGCACTTAAGAAGGTTGGCGCTGGTAAGGCATCAGCAACATATGTAGAAGG